AATGCTTCTGCTGGATTATAACTTGTTCCATTACCAAGATCTACTTCATTCAAGCCATCCATATCTACATATACACCATCAGGTACTATACGTGACATTACTTGTTGAAGCTTTAAATGTGTTAATTGAATCATATCAGCAAATGTAGTTATTCTATTTACTAATGAATCAATACGACCTTTATATATTCTAGGAGCGCATATGGTATAATTCATATTAACTTTACAAATATCAGACTCAGGTCTTGTTATATTAGTTGCTTCACCCCAATGTAACATTTTTTCAAAACCTAATATTTTAGCACCACTGTATAAAACCTCAATAGATCTATACGCTTTTTTCCAATCATCTCCTTCTGGAGCTTCTACAAAAGTATCTTGTTTTTCTAATGCTTTTTCTAAACCGTTAGCTGTTTGTTTTATTTTAAAAACTTGATTGGTATAAGTCTTATATTCAAAGAAAAGTACTTGAACAGTTTGATCATCATATCTACCATTCCAGTTTCTAGTGTAATTTTGATTGCCTGGATACTTTTGTATTTCTTCCATATCACTAGGTGTAAGATATGGAAATTGTTTTTTAAGTTCAGGTATACTAATAGATTTTACTTCACCAACGTAATATATATCTTCAAAATTAGGATCTTCAGTATATGAATATACTAAACAAGATGGATCTACATATTCTACTTTAATTCCTTCAGATCTATTCCATATTGTTTTTAATGCACCTATACCTAATACGCAAAGATCATAATTAACTCTTCTTCTTATAAGATCATATTTGTTTTTGTCTAACACGTAATTTATAGCTTCTTCCTCTGCAACTTCTATAGATTGTTTATAATCTAATTGCATATGAACATCTAAATCATCTAAACTTTTAGGTACTTTGTCACCTTTAGGACCTTCACTTAAATCTTGACCTGTTAATTGTTTTACTTCTTGTAAGTATTGCTGAGTAACAATATCATTCATTATTGACTCAGCGTATTTAGTTCTTTTTTGAGTGGACTCAGGATCTTGAGCGTAAGCATTTATGTCGTAAGTTCTTTGTGACATACCATTAACTAATATATCTACAAACTTAGGTATTACAGGTACTGGTTTCCAATCTAGATTTAAATACGATAAATCACCATTAATAGATAATTCATCTTTGTATTTTTGTATTGATTGTTCTCCTCTAGCGTATAATCTTAATCTATGAAAATGATTGTAGTTAGTATTAAATCTATCATACCAACCTCTGTCATTTCTAAACCATTCATATTCTATAGCTTGACCGACTCTTAAACCGTATTCATATGTAGCTTTCTCCGCGTCAGGTACTACCTGATCTGGAAAAGAACTGTAATAATTTGCGTTAGCTATCATTTATATTATTTTTGAAATATAACCTGTGTTATCATATCTTTTAATTCCTAAGTCCATTGATTTTAATTTTCTATCAGCAACTGGTTTATACATATTTCTATTACAAGCCATAATGGCTAAACCAGAACTAATCGAAGCATCATGCTTAGTTCTGTTATTTATATTAAACTGTGCCCAATCTTCTAATGTTTTTTGAAAGTACATATCACCGTATCCAGCTTCTGATTCACCCACATATTGTTCTATGTAACTTTCAATAGCAGCAGCGTGCGCTTGCTTAATGTCTTCACTCGTGTTTGGTATACCACCTATTTCTTTTTCTGTAGGTGAAAGTTTATTCCACACTTTATCAGGACGATTCATAGAGTAACCTCTATAACCTCTTCTTTTAAAATAGTAAAGTAATCTTGGTTTGTTATTTTCAGCAAGTATAGGCATACCGTAAAAAATACAAGCCATTAAAACATCTTCAAAAAATATCTCAGCTGTTTGAGGTCTAGCTATATATTCTAAAAAGAAGTGATTAGGTGGTACATCTTCCATACTAAATTTAGTTAACCCGTGTAATGACCCGTTAGATCCTTTACCATCTACAGTCCCTGATATATCATAAGAGTCACAACCAAAAGCACCTATGTGTTCATTAGCAGGTACTTTCATGTTATTTTTTATAATCACTCGATTTTGCAAATGTTTAGGTGGTACCCATGATATCAAAAACCTTCCATCTTTGTTCGGTGTAAAAATAACTCTTGTATCTTTAATACCTCTTGACCAAGAAAAACTACCTCTTGTTACAGCTCTTTGGTTATCTAACTCCTCGTTATAATCTATTTGCTGATATATTTTAGTTAAGTTAAATAAACTGTTTTTAGTTTCGTCTCTAAAAGCATGTTGCTCAGTACGTGGAAACTGCCTATAATATTCATTTAAACCATCAGCATCGTGCTTTAAACCATCTACTTCGTTTTCCCAGTGCTCGATGACTCCGATGTCAACTGGCGTATTGTCGATAGCGAGGATTGGATCTTTTGGCGTTGTGAATATAGGAAGTCCATAAGAATCCATGAATCCTTCGTAGTTCCACTCCATAGGTATGAATAAAGAGTAGAGTCCAGAAGCTGTTTGTCCGTTTCTATTTCTTTTCGTAACGTCTGAATCGTAGTAGAGTTTTTTGAAGTTGTCGCCACCTTTGTCTAATGCATTTGATGTTGAGCCCATCATACATTTACCTACAACCCTTGATCCTAGTCTTAATGTAGTTTTTGTAACTCTCCAGTTGTTTAATATGTTATCAGGTCTTTCCCATTTACCACTCTCATCGTGTGCTAATAACTTTAGCTTTTCACCATCGTAAGAGTTATCGCCTGTATTTTTCCAATCAATAGTTGTATCTAGACCTTGTAAATCTAAAGCTTTAATATTTTCTTCCAGTTTTCTTCTAGTAAGTTTTGATGCCGGAACACGATATGCCAACTCAGTCTTTGGCCTGTCCATACCATCTTGGATCGGCTTGAAGAAAAACGGATAGTTAACGGATATTGGTACGACTTTATCTGTAAACATTTTTTTAGCATCTGCTCCTGACTTGGATAATATACCAAATCTTGAATCACTTGAGATTGTTGCCAAGTTAACAAGTTCTGCTGATGCCATAAAGGAGAAACCAGACCGTCTGTTTTTGAGGTAGCACATTCCATAACATCTGTTATCTGCTTTGCATGCTTCCCAGAATATAAAGAATAATCTATTTGCTTCTCTATATTCAGGGGCTCCAACATCGATTTTTGACCACTGCAGGTACATGTAATGAGTACCAGTAATATATACAGTATTGCCATTGTTGTAGAAATGAAAACCTTCTTCTCTTCGCTTAAATTCTTCATCTATGTAATCGTACCATTTCTCTTTAAATTCAACTGGATATTCTTCCCAATCAAATCTACTTTTTATTCTTTGTAATTCTTTTGGGTATTCAAATCTTTCCCAATATTGTTTCTTTTTATCTTCGCTTCGTTTATACGGTTCATTTGCTTTTGGTAAAGCAATGCGTAAGTTTTGTATTTCAATGACTGATCCAATAGTACCATTTTTACTTATACAAACAAAATCATACTCAGCGTTATAACCATACTCCCATTTTTTATATCTATTTTGTTTTTTAAGATATTTAGGATTTATAACATCTGGTAGCTCTTTCCAAAGTGTTTGCTCGTAACTCACTTACTCCTCCCTTCAGCAAAACCTTTAAAACTTCTTTCTTCTTTTTTAGTTTCTTTAGTTTCGCCATTCAATATAGCTTCCTCTTCTTCAATACGTTGCAGTATTTCAAAAGCATCCATTATACAAAGCTTTTTAGTTGCTGCTGCATTTTTTAAACGATCAGCTGATACGTCATCCTCTGTGTGAGTAATAATTTTTTCCTCAGCTACTTTGATTAGTTCATCAACTGCTTTTCGCCCAGCTTGGATTATATTCTTCCTCGTTTCCTTCGTGTTCATGAGTTATAGCTATATCTTTTGATTTCATACAATAAAGTCTTTCACCTTCTATAATAAACTCAAACTCTGAGTTAGGGGTGAAAACTACAAGGTCTCCAGGTTTCAATCCTACGCGTTCTAAGGAACTATTAGAATACTTTAATATACCAAAGTGTTCTTTTTCTTTAGATGCTTTTAAAATGTCTATTTCTTTTATTGGTTTTACAAAACAATAGTTTAAATGGCACTTGAGATTATACATATATATTTGATCTAAATGCGCGAAGTATAAATCATCTTTGAAAAAAGTAGAAGAGTTTCTTTCTTGACCTCTTTGATTATACCATCTTCTAAATATATTGTGATGTACGTAGATATCATCACCTGGTTTTATATCAGTATCAAAAGCTGCAGGTGTAGAAACGACTACAGCTTTTTTACTAACAAAACGATGATCTTCAATATTACTATTAATAATAAGTTGATTATCACCAACTTTCCGTATATTGTCGTACCTTTCTTTTTTAGGTTTAACAATAAATTGGTACAAGCTTTTCATCAATACTGAAGATCGTATTCAACTGCTATTGCCATATTGCGATTAAACTTTTTCCAAGGTAATACTTCATCATTTTTAGTTATGTATATTAAGTATTCACCGTCTGAATCTTCACTTATTATATCGCAAATAGTATGACCACCGTACACTTCTTGACCAACTGAATAATGCATAGCATCGTTCTTGTAATCAGATCCAATACTAATCTTTCTGATTATACTAGACATTATACAGCAGCTACTGGTGTTTCTTCTTCTATTTCAGTATATGTACCGTCTTCTAAATTAATATTAACAGCACCATACTCTTTTTCAAGAACTTTTTTAAACTCTTCTACATCTTGGTTTACTGAAGCTAGCTCGTGTAGTAACCCGTGCTTTTGACTTTCTAAGTAACCTAATTGATGCAGTATTGAATTTATTTTTTCTTGCTGTTCTTTAATAGTTGTTAACTCTTCTTCCTTTATTTTCATTTGATTAAATTTAATTATTATTTTGTTTTACTCTTCAGGTTCTGGTGGTGTCCAGTCTGGAGTCTGTAGCAGCGCTATTGCTTGTTCATGATCTAAAGTCATGAGTGGATCAATACGCCCGTTAGTTATAAAACTAGGAGTTACTTGATATGAGAGCATAGCTTGTGTGTTAGCTACATTTCTTCTCATAGTTTGGGAACTTGTTGTATTGATCTGACTGAAATCTATTAAAGCAGTCTGCGTATCTATATCTATCACTATATATGTAGTCATTTTTACTTATTTTTTAAACTTAAGGTACTTCTGTTGACCTACCTGAGTTAGCTGGATTAATTACGCCATCGGCGTAATCAGCCATGTTAATACTATATGCGTTATTTTTACTAGCGTACATATTACCTTTTAAATCTGCAATAGTTAAATTAGTTCCAGTCCCACTTGCTTCTGAACCAGGTGCATTTCCTACTAAGTCATCTACATCACCTGTATTAGCTCCTTGACCATTATTTCCATTTATAAGGTCCCTAACTACCCAATCAGTTCCATCATAATAAGAACTACGCTGATCCATTGGATACCAAGCTGTAGGTGTTATACTAAAGTTATTTAAATCTTGCGGAACACCGTT